CGTCCCAATACGGTATATCGTCTGAACTGTGTAACCTTAAATATTTACCTCTATCAGAATCATCTCCCGCTCTTGATAATCTTGCTAAAGTATTATTAGTAGCGTGATCACCATATAATATATCACCTTTTGCTATTATTTTGTGACCCGTACCACCACTTGTAGATGCAATAGGAGTATCTGTACTTATAAATTCTGCTGCGTAAACGTTTGTTCCTACAATGATGTTACCTGTGGTTTCTAAACCTGTTGCAGTATTTACAAATTGAATTGTATTTGATGTAATGTTTGCAGATGCGGGTCCATTACTTACGATCGATTCGAGGTTCGATGAAACATCGTCCCAATATGGTATATCTTCGTTAGTTTCACCCGCTTTTCCTATTCTTAAATACTTACCTCTATCAGAATTATCGGATGCCAATTCTAATTTTGCTAAAGTATTATTACTAGCGTGATCACCATATAATATATCACCTTTTGCTATTGTTTTTTGGCCTGTACCACCACTTGTAGCTGCAATGGCATTTTCTGTTGTAATTGTACTCGCTGAAATTGTATTAGACCCTTCAATTTTACCTAAAAACGATCCGTTTGTTGTATCTACTTGTACGTTACCCAGAGTTGTAATACTTGTTATTATATTTGAATATTGAACTGGTATAGATACAGTGTTACCATCTGTTCTGTTAGCAACGTTTTCTAGTGTAATATTATCCAAAAGTGAACCGTCACCGCGGTATTTTTGAGCGTAAACATTACCCGATGTCCAAAATGCATTTGTCGATTCTGTTGGAGTATTCATTACGATTTGACCAGTTTGACCTATACTTATTTTGTTATTACCAGGTGCTGTATTTGAAACACCTATATTATCTGCATGAAGATCACCTGTTTTTACAATACCCGAAACTTGAATTTTGTTCGATTCGTCATTACTAATGGTAATAGATGAACCAGATATAAATTTATCTGATTTAGATGTACCTTTAACATCTAGTAAAGTAGTGCTTGAACCACACATAAAAATTTTATCCTTTACGGAAAGGGCGTGTGTAGGTGCACTATTTGAAATACCAACGTTTGATGTTGTTATGAAAGCTGTTGTAGGATTAGTAAATTGGACAGTGTTTGAAGATGTGTTACCCATATCCGTGGATGATTGAAAAGTAACACCACCTAAAAGGGATGTTCTAACACCTGAATCTACAACTTCCTTTGTAGTTGAATTATACGCAAAAAAGTTTGCGTTAGCTACGTCTTCAACTCTGAGAGGTGACATGTAAATGGACCCCGAATTGGGTGTGCTAACTTCAGTATTAGACGCATTGAAAACAATCGTGTTTTCAGCCTGGCTATCTGAAACGTGTTTACCAAACCGGATTTTGGTAGACCGTTCGATGGTAGGTATGTTTTTAACCATTTAATATATATAAGTATTTTTAATTGGCGTATATGAGACCAGCCATTCCATTTTCTATTCTGAGAATGTTATAATTCACGGCATATATCGGGTCGTTAATTACCATGGATTGACTGTGTATTTTTGCTGAATCTAATCGACTAAAATTGAGTGTTCCTGTCGGCTGGAGTGAACTCGTCGAAAGACAAAAGCAGTATAAAAAGAAATCGGGGGACGTTACGAATTGCGTGTGGTAATAGTTCTGAACTTCCATAAAGTGTGGTTTTCCCCATTTATAAGGACCTATATCGAGACCGTTAATTTCTAATTTAACCTTGTTACTCGCGGACGTTAGTGCACCTTCAACGGTCGTATCCGAACACGCGAGGTATTTTACGGGGTGATTAAACGTAAGTTCTTGTGTGAGTTCCCCGGAAGGAATACTTTTTTGAACTTGTGTAATGAGAAGGTTATGGTTTCTGGAAACTATGTTACCACGTTCCTCGTTATCGAGGTAATAGTAATTTGAATAACACTCGACGTTATAATTACCTGCTTGTGATCCCCAGTGAATACGTATTTCGACTTCATGGTATCGTAAAGCAATCATTGGTAAGGCACACTGTGGACCTTCACAAAAGAAAAAACGTAACGGGTAAAAGTATGAACGCGCGCTTACACCTGGGTGTGTACCGTTGGAACTTTTAGAAACGTTCGTTGCGAACGTATCTATGGCTATTTTTTCGGTGAAAGCTGAGTCTTGGGTATCTATAACCTGACCCCCAATGAGTAATTCGACCTTATCTATAACGTTTTCCCAGTTTTGTATATCGAGTGCTTGTGTATTATCATCTAATGTGAAATACGTGTATCCTAATAAGTCACCTGATCGTGGGAATTTGATCGATGACATAGCGTTATTATTCACAACTCCCTGTATCGTTTGCTTTTCTATGGATTGTGAAAAATTAGAATGCCGTTTAAAAGTTGAACTAAAGAATGAAATTTCTGGTTCACCCATTATGTACTTATCTTGAGCACCAATAGCAATAAGTTGAACAACACCAGAAGACATTTATAATAAGAAAAGGTTAAAATTATACGTACGAGACGCCCTGAAATAATAATTAATAGGGCATGTTTTTATTTTTGCAAACGAATCTAAATATTAAACAGGTTTCTCCAGATGTAAATGATACATCCCCACCGGTTTCTTTTAATACTTCGACAGTTAATCTATCGAGTTTACGAATTGGGTTATAATATTGTTGAATAACTGGGTATTCATTTTTAAAAACAAGGCGATCTGTCCCGTCTGTTACGAGGGTTCCGAAAACACCGTTTATCATATTATCATCGGCCGTATCGAGATCGGTTTTTCCTCTTTGAGAAAAAATGGTTCTTAATTCATCGATTTTAAGATGGATGAGTGTACTCGCGTCGTGATTATCAATATGAGCTGCTGTTAATTGAACCTGGACTATATTTTCGAGTGGTGTTGGGAAGTACGAGGTAAATTTTTGCTTTGAAGTCGAATCATCAACGGTATCAACTATAACTGTGTGATACTCGTGTTCGAAATCGGGTAAAGTTGTTTGACTAGTCACTAAAGCCATTTATATATACTGGAGATTTTACTTCATCTTATAACTCGCTTGGTCCGCGACTACTTTTTGTCCCCCGCAAATTCCGCCTCGACTATCGGAATAGTAGGCTGTACCGAGACAATCTTCCCTGGACTCTTGATCGAAAAGGGATTTGTCACTTACCATTTCAATTTCAACTGGGTGGTAACCACTTGTTCTTAAGGCGCCGAGGACGCACAAAATTAAGAATATAATCACGATTGCTCTGAGTGTATTTTTATTAGTAGCGTTAAGTTTCATTTGTATTGAGTAAATATTTTTTTTATAAAGTGCGTTAAAGAAATTAGAATAGTTTCAATATAAAGATTAATGGACGGTGAGATCATCCTAAATCGAGGTGACACAAATGTTATGAAATTAGACGATAACGAACAGGCGTTAATGAATGAGATTGAGATTGATATTCCAAGATCTCAGCCTGTAAAAAAACAAATACAAAAAACCATGAAAACTCAATACAATCCTCCACCCACGCAATATTTCCAGGAAGATATGGACTCGTTCGCGAACCCGAATAAACAAAATCCACCTTCTCAACCCCCACAGGAAGAAGCCGTGGATTATGGTGAATACGAAGAAGAACCAGAACAACAGGGTTACGACTATACAAGTGGTGGGGGTGGGGGTGGGTACGTGGAAGAAGAACAACCGTCACCTGGTTTTAAAACTATAGACGAGGAAAAAGCCGATCTCGTGAATAAACTTGGTCGATTAGAAAAGAAGGGGTTTACCGTAAATAAACGTTTGAATGCATATTCCCCAGTAGATGAACTTAGAACAGAGGTTAAGCGAATTACGTATAGTATCGATGTCGATAAATCGATAAAGTTTTCGAGACGTATGCTCATTGCTTGTACGACGGGACTTGAGTTTATGAATAAGAAATATAACCCATTTGAAATCCAACTCGACGGTTGGTCCGAAAACGTTATGGAAAACGTTGACGATTACGATGAGGTTTTTGAGGAGTTATACGTGAAATACAGAACGAAAATGCACGTTGCACCAGAAGTTAAACTTATTATGATGCTTGGTGGATCAGCAATGATGTTTCACTTGACGAATAGCATGTTTAAATCGGTGATGCCGAATATGAATGACGTGATTAAACAGAACCCAGGATTAGTTCAGAATATGATGTCGGCTGTTCAAAATACGGTTCCTAAGTCACAACAACAGACTGAAGAGAAAGTGGACGCAAATGGGCGAAGAGAAATGCAAGGCCCGGGATTTGACATTTCGAGTCTCATGGGTAATATCATGATGCCACCCCAACCACCCATGAATACGACGAATATTCCCCAAGTAGAAAACCCAATAACCGATGAAGTCGATATCGAGGACGATATTTCCGATATTGCTGAACCACCAGTAGGTGATACCAAGGAAAAGGGTGATGACGATGGTGAAGTCAGGGAAGTTAAGGTTACCCAGACCAAGTCAAAACGAGGTGGTGGGAAAAAGAAAAAGTCAGTCGAAATTAATTTATAAACAATAGTATAAATGATAGGGTATTGTCCTTTAGACGAAGATCCTGTTGAGATACCTTCGAGGCGACAAGAGGTTATTCCTCAGCCAAGGTTACAAAAACCGGATAAATCAAAACGACGTTCGGTTCTTGGTGATGACGATACCGAGTGTAATTACGTTGTCATGTTCTTTATTGCGGGTGTCATTGCACTCGCGGTCATGGACTCACTTCCAGGTAAAAAGTGAAGTAAACCATCTACCATCCTGCTTTTTCCAGCATGGTAAATGTGATTTTGTTTTTTTAGTTAAAAATTTAATTGTACCGTATATAATCGTAAAAACAGTTATCTCCTGGTATTTCAGACCAGGAACTCCATTGGTTCGTGCCTGTTGGATATTTCCAAAGACTATATAATGCTTCACCACCACCATTTTCCTGAAACCGTACGAATATTTTATGGTACCCAGTTTTCAAGTATATAGTACCATAAGTTCCACCCGGGTCTGTGGTTGTACTATTATGAGGATGTCCACCGTACCAATAAGCGACTTGAGTACCGTTTATGTACATATCTGAAGCATCGTCACTATTTAAACCAAAATAGTGCGTTCCAGCTGTAGTTACTTTTAAATAACCTTCAAATGTTTCGGCAAATGTACTATCCCCCGGGCTGGTGGCCGCGAGACGTGGTCTACTTAATGATTTAGTACCTGAATTTAGACTTTCGAAATACGTATCCATAGCAGATTGTGAATCCGGTGTACTTGCACCTGCGTTATTAAACTTCAGTTTTATTAGGTTCCCCTTAACTAAATGTTGTTCATATCGTGATGTACCAGTTTGTATAGATTTACAGTGAATGTGACCGTCAACATCGAGTTGGGCATTTGGACTTGTAGTTTCTATACCAATATCAGCATTTTGTATATAAACGTTCGTTCCTGACGTTGTCCATGGAGATGATCCACCTCCACTACCACCACTTACCGTTGTCCAAGAAACAGCGCCTGTCGAACCACCGCTCGTAAGAACTTGTCCGCTCGAACCCGCACTCCCGTTAATTACGATTCTCTTTTTGAGATCTATTTCATCACCTCCACATTTAATGTATTGAGATGATGTCAAATTATTCTCATCATTAGCTATTACGAACTTATCAGAATCACTGTTATCTATACCCACACACCAAGCCGAACCAGATCCATCGTCACACGATAACGATAATAGAGGGTCACCGCTACCACCACTAGCCGCTTTTACTTGTATAATACTATTTTGAGTTATACTACCTGCCGTTAACTGTATTCCGTTTGTACTTGAACTGTAACTGATATCTAAAGGTACTCCCGGGGTAGATGTACCTATACCAACCTTTCCTATATTATGATAAATGTCTACACCACTAGATGTAGCTGGCCAAAGTATATTATTATTTTGGTAAATGTTACCTGAAATTACATTTACATTACCTGTAACTTCCAACGTTTTTGATGGGGACGTGCTACTCCCTATACCTAATTTATTTTCGATAATTGCGTCTCCCCCAACGGATAAACACTCGGATGGTGGTCCGTCATTATACGCATACGTAAGTAGATCTGTACTTAAATCTTCTAAAAAAATCATGTTCCCTATATACGTACCTGCGGGTCCAGAGTTAGAAACGCGACTGTTGTACCCAAAGTGCCAACCCCTACTGTCCCAATTTGGAGAAGAACTCGAATTCGTTACGCTACCACTTAAAGATACTGAAGACCCGTTAATATAAAGGGCGTTTACCATATTTGTTGTTTCTGTAGGAAACCGAACACCGATATGGTACCATTTATTCGTATCAAGGGTTGTCGTGTGCGTTCTTGTACCAATACTGGAACCAAGATTAATTTTTAATCCGGTTGACGTTAATTGTAAACACCCACCTTTATAATTTGAGTCAGTTGATAAAGTTTCACCCCACGAACACAGAACGTTCGATGATGTATAATTACTGTGATCATCCTTTAGTTTTAACCAAAACATCATCATACCATCATCACCATTCCAATTGCCATGTCCTTCACTGGCCATGTTAGAAATACCTATCCCCGAACTCGTATTCGTAAACTCGAACGCCTTTTCGGTACTCGAATAATTCACCCCCGATCCATTAATTGACATTACTCGCACAACACCCGGCGTTTCATCTATAATCTGGGACGAACTTATGAGATCTTCACACCTCGTATTCATGTAAACATATGCTTTATGACCACTTAATAGTTTAGACCTATTTTTAAAATTTACGTTTAACTTATCGCGTATTTGTGTTTCAGCTTTTATATCGAAGTACGTTTCGGCTAATGAGGTTGTTGAATCGGTCGAATCGTTAGTACTATACAAATTGCCAATTGCAATTGTACCGTATTGGTCGAGTATAAACCTTGGTGTTTGTACTATTTTACTTTCCAGTCCATTTTGAAAAACACTATGGTACATTCTCATATGATTTAAGTGTATTTCAGATGCCTTTAAACGAATTCTATCAACTTTTTCATTTGTTGAGTGCCTTTTATAGAGTAAAAGTTCGGACGTTTCAGGTTCAACAACTCTATTTTCTATTTGGGTTTCCTCGAATTCGTTATCTTGATACGTACCACCAAACCTGATTCGTTTAGGTTTTGTATTATCTGTAGCATTATCGTTCGTACCAATTAGGATTTCACCTGCCCCTATATACCCCTGGAAAAGGTTATTACCATAAAATGTCGATGAATTAGTAAATTCATAAAATCGGACCTGTCCTTTTGCATTATCATTTCGTGGGAATGGTGAATCGTTGGTACCGGCGTCCAAATCGTTATCTGGGTGCCATATTTGTGAAACAGCAACTTGACTACCACTCGAAATATCTACTCTATAACCACCAAAAACTTTATAATCTCCGTTTTGGGGAGCTGTTAATATTTTTTCCTCGCACTCTACCCATACGGAACCCGTCCAATCTAAAACCCAAATTTGGTGGTTAATAACTTGTGGGAAACCCCACTGAGGTAAAATAGAAATTGCTATTCGAGTTCCGTCGTACGACATTCCGACATCCCATCCAAGAGCCGTATAAATTTGCGTTCCCGTTATATGATCACCACGTTGTACCCAATCGCTACCATTTTGATTATATTCATAAACAGTTACTCGACCATTATGATACACTTGCTGCACTTGCGATGTATACCACGGTTTACCTACTATTATTATATCACCTGTATAATCACATGATACCGAGTGTCCCATTGCTGGCCAAGCTCCACGATATGTCCCTGCTTGTTGATATGGCATTCCTGTAATGAGTACATTTTTTCCATCTTCCCAACCCGTCAATAAACTTCCTTTCTGTGCCGTATTAGTATCCCACGACGCGTCTGATGATTTAAATACACGAACTGCACCCAATTGTCGAATTGGGTTACCGAAAAAATGCGTTGATCCGTCTATATTATTTTTTGAGGATGATATATCTGAATTACTGGTTGTTACTCCTGATATTTGTATTCCTGGTGCACCTATAACGACAGTATCCCCAAAAGCCGCCATTTTAACACTAAAACCATATTGAAGTGATTTTATAGCAGTAGAACCACTTCCAGAAAAGTTTGTATTCATTGTTACGTTACTCGTCGAGTCATATGGTAATATATTTTCTATATCGTCACCTATATTTGACCATTGATTTGTCCACGAGCTACCTGAAAATTTATAAACATAAACTGTATTTTTATTTGGGTTACCTATTGCTAATAAATCTTTATCTCCTTGTGCGATGGAAATGCTTGTTCCGAAATTACCATTTGTAGAATCACTACTAGGACAGTCTATAGTGTATGATGCTCCAGAAGGCCAAGACGAAGTACTTGTGTTATAATCATAAATGAATACTTTCCCACCATTTGAATGATCAGGTGCACCTACAGCTACACGGGTTCCGTCCCAATCCATTGATACGCTATGTCCAAATCTCGATGAAGCTATTGAACTTGGACAACTAAATGTTGCTTCTGTTGTCCAAGAAGTCGCAGTTTGTAAATGATATACTGATACATCACCAGAATTATTAGTACCAGCCCTTTCCTGACCAATAGCAACTCGTGTATTATTAAAATCTAATGATATAGACGATCCAAGTAAATCACCATTCACAGCGCCTGTGATTGAATCGAGTGTTTGTTTGCCTAGGTTTACCGAAGACATTTAATACTTACCGAGATTAAATTATTTAAATATTAACTTGGAAGTAAACGTATATGACTTTTAGGTTTTTCGGTAATAACAGTTGTTGTTTTAATTTTTGATTCTCGAGCTGATATAACATCACACCGAACTTCGTTCAATGCTATAATACTACTCGTAGAGTACACGTTCCCGCGAATATAAATTTTATCAATACCATCGTCTATAATGGCGACATTTGAACCTATATCGAGCGTGTGTAACGGTGAAGTATTTGCTATACCACACGTAGTTGTAGAAGTTGGAGCAGCTGTTTTGAAAGCTGTAGTTGTATTATTAAAGATTATTGTCTGATCAGTAGTAGCACCTTCAGTAGTAACATCATTAAGGTCTGGCGTTGCACCCGTCGACGATACTGAAGCCCAAGTTGGTGCATTAACGGTACCCCCCGTTTTATTAAATTTTAAAAACTGTCCGTCGTTACCACCTGTAATTGGTACGAATTTATTACCGTCATAATACGATACGTGGTTTGTGTTTATACTTCCACCTGTATAGTATCTACCTGCCTCTATATCTGTTGACGCATATACGTTACCGACAACGTATAAATTTGCATCTGGTTCAAATCCACCACCAACACTTATAAATCCGTCTATGGGTGTTATAATATTACTTTGTAGATGATTCGATGCAAAAATATTACCAGTAACGTGTAAATTTGCATCTGGTTCAAAACCACCTCCAACACTTATAAATCCGTCTGTGGGTGTTATAATATTACTTTGTAGATGATTTGATGCAAAAATATTACCAGTAACGTATAAATTTGCATCTGGTTCAAATCCACCACCAACACTTATAAATCCGTCTGTGGGTGTTATAATATTACTTTGTAGATGATTTGATGCAAAAATATTACCAGTAACGTGTAAATTTGCATCTGGTTCAAATCCACCACCAACACTTATAAATCCTTCTGTGGGTGTTATAATATTACTTTGTAGATGATTCGATGCAAATATGTTACCAGTAACGTATAAATTTGCATCTGGTTCAAATCCACCACCAACACTTATAAATCCGTCCGTTGGTGTTATAATATTACTTTGTAGATGATTTGATGCAAATATGTTACCGGCGACGTGTAAATTTGCATCCGAGCTACTTGTACCAACACTTATATATCCACTAGTAGGTGTTACTATGTTACTTGTTATTGAGGTTGAAAATTCAGCACTACTAGCCGTAATTTCATTTGCACTTATATTATTATCTCCCTTAATATGACCGTATAAACCAAAAGATACATTATTAATAATAATATCACCTGTAGACGTTTCAAATTTTTTACCGTATACGTTATAATTTGTACCCGTTACGTTTACGTTACCTACAATATTACCCTGTAAGGCATATATATTACCCGTTTGGGTATATATGTTACTTGATATTAGCTTAGTTGACGTAATTTCGTTTGCACTTATATTATTTGATCCCGAAATAGGACCGTAAAAAGAAGCTCCAGACACATCTGCCACTGCTATAATTTTACCGTAAACTTCTTTTTGAGAATCGTTATTTGTGGTTTTGTTTATAGTTCCTATAAATCCATCTGTACCCGCGGTTATTTTTTTACCGTATATGTTATAAACATCTTGATTTGTACCCGATACGTTTACAGGCCCTACAAACCCATCTGTACCCGCGGTTATTTTTTTACCGAATACGTTTTTATCTGTACCCGATGTATTTACCTGACCTTCAAATTGTGTAGACGCGTATACGTTACCGGATATTTCTAATTTTGCGCCTGGAGTATTTGTACCTATACCGAGATTACCATCTGTTTGGAGCGTTAATTTCGTATTGGTTGCTAAAAGATAACTGTGATTTGCTATTTTAAATTTATCACTATCGGAGTTATCAATACCGTGTGACCAATCGGTTTGTCCATCTATATTATAATTAATAAATGGGTTACCCGCACTATTTGGCGTTTTTAATTTTATAATAGCGTGTTTACTTGTTGAACTATTATCAGTTTGTTCTATGAGTATGGCGTTATCGTCACCGGTCGATGTACTCGCTGCTTTTATTTTTAAAGGTACTCCAACTACAACTGGTGACGTGTAACCTATACCCACATCACCGTATGTTATTAAAGACGTGTACGTATTTTGAAAACTTATCATATTTGCGGTGGTACTTCCATTTGTTGTAACTTGTTGAAGGTTTCCCGCGGTACTTCCGTCCCCTATATTATCAGATGCCCATATTAGACTATCATTTGAACCAACTTTTAGTACTTCACCTGCATTACCTATTCCTTTTCTAGCGAGTGTGTTATTATCTGAAGCGTATATAATATCACCTTTTACAAATCCTGATGTTATTTGCGAACTGTTACTTATTATGACGTTATCTTCTAGATCTCCTATTCTTGTTACGTTACTTGTCATATCCGTTCGTAAAGATGTAACTCGAGACGCGTTACTCGTCATATCAGTTTCAAGAGATGTAATATCACTCGCATTTGTGGTGACACTACTTTCTAAAGATGTAACTCGAGACGCGTTACTCGTCATATCAGTTTCAAGAGCTGTAATACCACTCGCATTTGTAGTGACACTACTTTCTAAAGATGTAACTCGGGATGCATTACTCGTCATATCAGTTTCAAGAGCTGTAATATCACTCGCATTTGTAGTGACACTACTTTCTAAAGATGTAACTCGGGACGCGTTACTCGTCATATCAGTTTCAAGAGCTGTAATACCACTCGCATTTGTAGTGACACTACTTTCTAAAGATGTAACTCGGGATGCATTACTCGTCATATCAGTTTCGAGAGCTGTAATATCACTCGCATTTGTAGTGACACTACTTTCTAAAGATGTAACTCGGGACGCGTTACTCGTCAAATCTGAACTTAAAGCAACTCCCGTAAGTGTTGTACCAATTCCGTAAAATTCGGATGCGTATACGTTTGTTCCTACGACGATATTACCGGATGTAGTTATAGATTCTGCGGCGTTCGTAAAACTAACTGTATTTGTGGATACATTTCCTTGGTTCGTAGCTTGTTGAAACGTGGTAGTACCCGCGGTGTTTGATAATAATCCACCGTCCCCTTTGAAAAAACCGGATGTAATCGTGACGTTTCCTTGTGCTTCTAAAGATTCGTTCGTATTTGTAAGAGTGATTTTGTTTGTTGATGTTGCACCATTATTGGTAACACCTTGTAAATTTCCTATAGAACCACCGGAAATGTTTACACCCGTGAGTAAACTTCCGTCGCCTATGAAATAACCAGATGTTTGTATGCTTGTAGTTGCTACGTTACCATTTTCTAGGGCATCCTGAAGTGTGGATGCACTAGCACCTTTATATTTTTGTATGTTACGTGCAGTATCACAACCAGGCATTCTTACAAATATGTATCATTATTTTTAGAGTGAAATGAGGCATTCGCCCTTATTAAATATATTTTCATCATCATTTTTTTTATTACCTGTTCTGGGTATATGAAACCCGCCTTGTTTATAAACTTTGAGACGTTTATGGTACATGGCGTGGCATATGGACCACTGATCAAAAATATCGTAAATGTGTGGGTTATTCTTTTTGCCGTGTGTTTCGCGCATGATTCTACCTATAGATTGAACGATATCGGATTTTGGTGTTGCTAATATGACGGTATCGAGCGTGGGTATATCGAGACCTTCGTGTGCTTGGCTAAACGTTGCGAATATGATTTGTTTTTTACTTGATACTGCTAAGTCAGATTCTTTCATACCGCCCATGTATAGACCAGACGTTTTCTTGAAACTTTGGTGAAGAACTTCACAGTGGTGTCGTCTATCACTTAAAACGAGAACTTGGCGTGTCGTTTTTGCTATATCCTTTATTATTTTAGCTATAACTATATTTCTTTGACGATCTTCTGTAAGTTCGGTAATCATAGTCGCTAAAGAAAGTTTACCGAACCGTGTACATGGTGGTGGGTCTCCAAATCTATCACACGTATACTCAATAGGAAAAACCTCGACTTGTTCTTGATTTTCGCGTTCAATTGAAAAAAAAGTTGGACCCATGAACCAATGAAGAACCTTTGTAAGACCATCTTTACGCGTGGGCGTCGCCGATAACCCAAAAATATGTTTTGGACACATTTTGAAAAGTGATTGTGAAAATACTTTAGCACATATGTGATGCGCTTCATCGACTATCAAGGTTCCTATAGTATCGAAATCGTTGAACGAGTATTCTTTTAAAGATAGAGATTGGAGCATGGCAATTACAAAATCACACTCGGTTTCCTTCTTATCTTGTTGTACTATACCTATGGATGCACCCGGGCAAAATTGTTGGATACGTTCTTTCCATTGATTTGCTAAAAACTCTTTATGAACGACGATCATGGTTCTGTAACCTAATTTACACGCTATCGCCAAAGCAACGGTTGTTTTGCCAAAGCCGCATGGAAGTGAAAGAACGCCGTGCCCTGCTTTAAGTGCCTCCTCCATAGCAGTGTTTTGATGTGTTTCGTCGCGAAGTTTTCCATTAAATTTTACATTTATTTTAATTGGTTCTGGACGACGATCTTCTTTAGGGGGTCCGAATTTATCTTCGCCGTAAAAACGGGGTACACATAGACCCGATTTAGCTTTTCTGAATACCTTAAAGGGAGGCGGAGGAAATCCAAACTCTGTGTTTACGATAGCACGAACCGTGAGTTCTTTTTTTATTTCCTGTGTCTCACCTGTAATATATCCGGAACGTGTAAGACTCATTTACTAGTATTAGTTTTTAAACTTTATATACTTCAATACCCACGAGTACCCACTATGTTCGTGAGCGTTCCATACACCATTAAATTGAAGTTCTGTCTGTACAGTATCACCTTTTTCGAGTGATTGGACGGGTTTATCACCATCTACGTTACACATGACACGTCGGTACCTGAACGGAACCTTAACTTTTAAAACGTTACCTTCGAGTGGGTTGTCGAGTTTATCGTGGAAAAATATAACTTTGGATTTGTTTTCGTGTAGAGTGAGTATATAATCGCGAACTTTATCAGGTATTATAATTCTTATGTACTTTTTTTCGTTATATTCGTACATGGGTTCGTATACGATTGCTTCTACAGGGAAAGTCATTTTATGTATTATATATTTAAACCTATAAGTTTGTTTTGGGATGGGAGGTATATTATGTTTTGTGTTAAACTATAAAAAATAACGAGAATAATGGTAACGATAGATTGTGTATCGATGTATTTTAGTCCCTTGAATGCAATAAATATATTAAGTAGTATGTGCATAGGAAACGGTTTTTCTGGACCGTATTTATTATAGAATCCGTATGTTGCGCATAATGATATTATAAGCGCATTTATTGTACTACTAAACGATGGTTTATACAAGAACCAAGCGGTGTATAAAAGTGATATGTATGAAATAAATATTGATCTCCTGAATAATTCTTTTATTGAATTCACAATTTTCAGTGGTTTCTTTTCGATAAGTCTAGATTCCCAGTGTGGTCCAAGTATAAGATATGAAAAATATAGAATTATAAATACTTTCCACATGTTACATTTACGAAATATTATTATATAAGTAATACTAAGATGGCACTATGTTTATCAACGAAAATGCCCATAAAAATACCATCCAAGCAAAAGTCTAGGACGTGGAAGTTTGCTGGTGAGTATTTATTACGGAAACAGTTTCAACAGGATCAGGTAAAGTTCGGTAAGTGGACGAGGGATCAGATTATCGAACTTGGACCTACTTTTGTTAAGATAGGTCAAATAGCCTCGTCGCGAGTTGATTTGTATCCATTGGAGTTTACACAACAACTTGAATCTTTGCAGGATAATGTACCCCCAATCGCTAAAGACGTTGTTCGATTAATGGTTAGAAATCATTTAAACAGTAACGTATTTTCGTATTTTGATTATGAACCGTTTAAATCGGCGAGTATAGGGCAGGTACACAGGGCACAATTATATACGGGTGAAGAGGTTATAGTTAAACTTAAACGACCGAACATATACAATATAATGAAGAATGATACCGATACTATACGAGAGATTGTTGAGTTTCTCGAAAAAATTGGTATAGATACGGGTGCAAATACGGGGTACGTTCTCGATGAATCCATTGATTTTTTATTAGCGGAATCGGATTACGAAAAGGAAATAGAGAACGCAAAAAAGTTTAGAAAACGAATGAAAAAGGT